TGTGTCAACAACTTCTTGAGAAGAAAGGCATTGAACAAGAGGTACAATACAATATGCTATTCAGGTTTCTGTTTGGGGATATTGTAGAAGCTATAGCTGTTCTTGTGTTAGAACAGGCAGGTGTTGATATTATAGATAAACAGAAAGCCGTTAGTCTAAACATAGGTGGTACAGATGTAAGTGGCACGTTGGATTTGATTATACGTGATGAGTTTGGACAAGATAAGGTTTGGGATATAAAGTCTGCGAGTGAGTGGGCATACAAGTTTAAGTATACAGGTTACGGTGGATACGAAAAAATAAAAGAGGATGACCCATTTGGCTACATTATGCAAGGGCATCTCTATGGGGAAGCAACAGGATTACCGTTTGGTGGTTGGATCGTAGTTAACAAATCAAGTGGTGAAGTCACTGTAGTCGAAGCACCTGATTGGCAAACAGACGATAGAAAAGAATATATGGCAGATGCCAAAGAACGAATTAAAGTGTTGACAGATGAATCACTTGAGTTCAAAGTACCCTTCAAGGATATATTTGAGGTGTACAAACAAGATGGTCAAGAAGTCAGGACAGGAAACAAATTACTACCTAGACCGTGTAACATGTGTGGGTACAAATCTCACTGTTGGAAAGATGCAGTATCACACGATAAGATAACATCGAAAGCTAAACAGCCACCTCAAGTTTGGTATTCTAGATTGAAGAGGAAATCACTGTAATGACAATCTTATATGTGCGTCAATACCAAAGAGATCTTATGGAATTAAACGAGGACTTGTACCACGTTTATATAGACTCCCATGTGGAGACAGGTGGTGGGAGAGACATTGTTTATTTACGTCAACATGATAGAGGTATTCCCCTTACTCTTCGTGAAAACTTTTCAGACAATGGATCTCTCACCTCTCCTACTGAACAACGAGATATACTAAAGGTAGAAAATGAATTTCAAACTATACACTATGTATTGGGTCAGGGTAAAATAATATGCCTGCCGATATACCCCTTAACAAACGAACTTATTACAATAGGAAAACAATCCCTCAAACTGGCAGGGTACATAAACAAACGGATACAATCATTAGGATTGAAGATACCAATATGAACAGAATGAAATACAGATCACGCTTTGAGTTGCATCTTGCAAAAGGTTTGGCTGAAAACAAAGTTAAGTTTGAGTACGAATCAAAGAAGTTTATTTATATACCCAAGCCTAGAACATACACTCCTGATTTCTATATAGTCGAGAGTGGTATATATGTAGAAGCAAAGGGTCACTTAGACAAAGCAGACAGAGTAAAGATGGCTTTGGTAAAACAACAACATAAAGATCTTGATATACGATTTGTATTTATGAACGCACGAAATAAAATTTACAAAGGTAGTAAAACAACCTACGCTGATTGGTGCAACAAGAACGATTTTAGGTGGGCAGAGAAAACAATACCTGTGGAGTGGTACAAAAATGGAAAGTGAAGAAGACGCAATAGAATTTGCAAAGAAAATGAATTTGCAAAAAGGTCACTACTATATTATACTTACAGATGTCGGTGACGATAAGTTCAAGATGAGTGCATACGATACGACAGAAAGACAGTATGAGTCTGAAGCTGATCACTCTGTAGGATCAGTAATACACGAAGGTCTTGTTGGATTGCTTATGGGTAAGAGTGAAGAAGTATTTAACTTTGGTACATCAGAAATTGCATACAACTATGTAACTAGACGAATATTTGGTGAGATACTTGATGAAGAAGGCAAGACAGTAAAATATAAAGACAACGTAATTAAAGTTGATTTTGGTAACAAATAATGTTAAGGCATATGGAATACATGAGACAGAAACTAAAAGAGACAGAGAACGAAATTAAATATCTGTCAGGAAAAGACAAAGAGGACATGGTTAATAGTCCTGCCCACTACAACAAAGCAGGCATAGAGACTATAGACATGATAGAGTCCGTCACAGGTGGTGGATTTGAAGCGTATCTTCAAGGCAACATTCTTAAATATTTATGTAGATATAAATACAAGAATGGTGTAGAAGATTTAGAAAAAGCAAAGTGGTACTTAAACCGTTTAATTCAAACAATAAAAAAAGGGGAAGATTAAGATGTCGTCTAATATGCTACCTACATCATACCAAGAGTTCATACACAAATCACGATATGCTCGTTGGCTTGATGAAGAAGGAAGAAGAGAAAACTGGGGTGAGACAGTTTCAAGATACATAAATTTTATGGAAGAAGCTTTACTTGAAAAGCACAACTACAAGATAAGCAAGGTAGATAAACAAGCCATAGAAGAATACATAACCAACCTTAGTGTTATGCCATCTATGAGAGCTTTGATGACAGCAGGACAAGCGTTGAAAAGAGATAACGTATGTGGTTACAACTGTAGCTATTTACCTGTAGATAGTCCACGATCTTTCGATGAAGCGATGTACATACTTATGTGTGGTACAGGTGTAGGATTTAGTGTTGAACGTGAGAATGTAGACAAGCTACCCATTATCAGCGAGAACATGCAAGACTCTGACGTTGTTATTGTAGTAGACGATAGCAAAGCAGGATGGGCAAAGGCATTTCGTGAACTTGTTGCACTACTCTATTCAGGAATGATACCATCTTGGGATGTATCTAACGTAAGACCTGCAGGTGCAAGACTAAAGGTTATGGGTGGTAGAGCATCAGGTGCTGATCCATTGGTAAACCTATTTAAATTCACAATAGATAAGTTCAAAAGTGCAAAAGGCAGAAAGCTATTTCCTATAGAGTGTCACGATATTATGTGCAAAGTTGGTGAGGTTGTTGTTGTTGGGGGAGTGAGACGATCTGCATTGATTAGTCTATCTAACTTGAACGATGATCAGATGGCTCATGCAAAGGCAGGAGAATGGTGGAACGCAAATGGTCAAAGAGCATTAGCAAACAACTCTGTTGCTTACAAAGGTAAGCCTGCTATGGAAACTTACATGAGAGAATGGTTAGCTCTGTATGAGTCCAAGTCAGGTGAACGTGGTATGTTCAACCGTAAGGCTGCCGATGATCAGGTAGCTAAGAACGGCAGACGACAGACAGGACACATGTGGGGTACTAATCCGTGTAGTGAGATTATACTTAGACCATATCAGTTCTGTAACTTATCTGAAGTTGTAGTTCGTGAGAGTGATGACTTAATAAGCTTACGATCCAAAGTAAGGATTGCAACTATCTTGGGTACATTCCAATCTACTCTTACAGATTTAAAATACTTACGAAAGATATGGAAAACAAATACTGAAGAAGAACGCTTGCTAGGTGTTTCATTAACTGGTATCATGGATAATTATGTGTTGGCTAGACAAGTCGATTCAAAGGTTTGGTTACAAGAAATGAAACAGGTTGCAATAGATACAAACAAAGAATATGCAGAAAAGATTGGCATACCTAGAAGTACGGCTATTACATGTGTAAAGCCAAGTGGTACTGTATCGCAACTCACTGATTCAGCGTCAGGTATACACGCTAGGCACAATCCTTTTTATGTAAGAACTGTACGTGGTGATAACAAAGATCCACTTACACAATTCATGAAAGAAGAGAATATACCGTACGAACCTGATATCACAAAACCTGATAGTGTTACTGTCTTTTCGTTTCCAATGAAATCCCCTAGTGGTGCTATCACTAGGACAGAGATGAGTGCAATAGAACAACTAGAGTTATGGAAAGTCTATGCACTTAATTGGTGTGAACACAAACCGTCTGTTACTATTTCTGTAAAGGAAGAAGAGTGGATGGAAGTGGGTGCGTGGTTGTATGATAATTTTGATATTGCATCAGGTGTATCATTCTTACCATTCTCTGATCACACCTACCAACAAGCTCCTTATCAGGACATAGATGCAGATGAATATCTCGAATGGAATGGGCGTGTACCATCGTCACTCGACTGGACTAAGTTCTCTATGTATGAAAAGGAAGATAATACGAGTGGATCTCGTGAGTTAGCCTGTACAGCAGATGCCTGTGAAGTCGTGGACTTGAGTTCAAGCTAATGATAGAGATACCGATCAACAATGATTATATGAACCGTGCGAGGGAAAAAGCTTCTACTGTGGGCATATTGCAGGGAAGTATTACAGGTGGCACTAGCAACGTTGTAGGTGCGATAGGTGAGATAATTGTTGCTGATAGTATTAAAGCAGAGCAGATGAATACATACGATTACGATCTTGTGAAGGATGGGATGAGAATAGATGTTAAGACTAAGCGTTGTAACTCTAAGCCTAGACCAAACTATGATTGTTCCGTAGCGTTGCACGGAACTAAACAAGACTGTGATGCGTATGTGTTTGTTCGCATACTAACAGATTTAAGTAAAGCTTGGATTCTTGGTGGCATATCCAAACAAAGCTTTTACAAAGAAGCCACCCTATACAGAAAAGGGGATATTGATTATAACAACGGCTATACATTCAAGGCTGATTGTTATAACCTACAGATAAGTCAATTGAGTCCTTGCCATGAAATCAAAAACTAAAACGAAATTATTTTCATTAGAAATGTATTTAAATAAAGAGGGGAATGTGGAGATGAACTACGAAGC